TTAAAATTTACGCCCTATAGCTCTCTATTGATCCTTTAAAGGGTAGCTTGTCATTTCCTATTAAAAAAGTATGACCACATCACGATAGTTATATATTGAGATTAATCTTATATAGAACTATTGAGCATAGCATAAAATTGAAACATCAGTTTTTTTATTTATTTACACATGGGTGGGATTGGGGTAGTACACCCCCTATACATTTGCTATACGTAGCTCCTCAATTTTTTATTTTTTTTTGGTTTTTGACTTTTTACCACCATCAGCATAGAGATTATTGAAAGTCACGTTAGGATCTAAATAGCTTTCATGCTGCTCTGCAGAGTGTATCCACTGTGATGGAGCAAAGTCTGGTGGACCTTCACCTGTTCTCCAAAGAGCAGGATTGGATACACGTACTCTGTTGTTAGGCAGGGCGACAAAGTTGCCTGTCCATTCCCCGGCATCTAACAGGTACAACACATGACTCTGTTTATGCTGTGCAGGATCGTCTGCTATATCATTGTTTGTGTAATCAACAGTAAAAAGATATTTGGCTTTATAAAAATCATTATCAATTTTACAATGCCATAGACTTGAACTAACTCTATCCATCACCACTACACTGTGATCTCTAGATTCACAATCCCAAGGTTGAACTAAATGGTCTTGCATAGGTTCTGACCATTCATCGAGGGGTATGTCGGCAACAAGAGCTTCTATAGGCATCCTTGCCCACATAGCTCCCCCATGAACATTTTCATCTGGTCCGTCTTCCATGTCTATTTCACACCCGGTGAAAACAACTTGAAAGCTTAAAGACCTATCAGGAATACAATTTACGGCAATCGCAATAGCGTGTAAGAACTCTCCGTGGTACTTCTGATGATTGTGTGTGAACTCCTTCCTTACCCAACAATTAAAATGTGGGATATTACTTATAAGGTAGGACATTATCTTCTAGCTGCACCACCTCTAGACATTTTCTTGGTGCGTTTGACCATAGTACCTTTAGCCATCTTTTTTGTGCCTTTGACCATTCTTCCTTTAGCCATTTTTTTGGTTCTCTTGACCATAGTACCTTTAGCCATCTTCTTAGTACCCTTTTTAGTTCTTTTACCTGCCATTGATTTCTCCCTTTAACTGCACGTAGTTACTTTTAGATCCACGTAGTATCTATATATACCTCTGAACCTGTTAGTTCAGTATACAGTCGTATTTCAGTTCTGTCAAGAAAAAAGTTGACAAAATGCACCACAACTGTATAATAATAACTAACAGGCGTACTATTGTCTGTTATCGGTGTAAGGGGTTGTGATAGAATATAATGGCGTTAGGGATTCCAGTTATACTTCGTTACGTAATAGTCACCTTTAGGCAGTCCGTAAGACCTATAGAGTTTGACTTCCCCTTCATCAAGATTGACTTTAACCAAAAGATAACGGAGATAATAAATGCCACCTGACGAAATCAACGAAGCAGACTATATGCCTGAAGAAATAAATGACCTACAAGAGATTAATGTAGCAGCACCAGAACCTGTTCAGTTGGATTTTTTCAAGTGGTTAGATAACCAAACATCAAAAGAGAAGGGTAAATCGTTTTATCAGTGGTTATCTGACTCACTCTAATTATGTAACAAGGGGGAGTTATGATAGATCCTGTTACGTTGAGTGCAGCAGTCAGTGGAGCAACGGCAGCATATAATGGTATAAAAAAAGCCATTATGATGGGTCGTGAAATAGAAGACTTAGGATCACAGTTGTCTACGTGGATGTCGGCTGTTAGTGATGTTGATAATATACATAAGAACGCTAACAATCCATCAACATTTGATAAACTGTTTAACGGTTCAATAGAGCAGGTAGCTATAGAAAGTTTTTCTAGTAAAAAGAAGTTACAGAAACAACGAGAAGAACTTCGTAATTTTTTGATAGCTAACTATGGATTACAGGCTTGGGATGATCTTATAAAAGAAGAAGGAAGGATACGTAAAGCTAGACAACAAGCTATATATGCAAAACAAGAACAAAACCGAATGATACGTGACTATAGTATTATGGGTGTAGCTTCTCTAATAGGTTTTGCAGCAGTAGGATGGATGATTTGGATCGTAAGTCATTCTATATAGCTTTGTTAATATTATTTTTTGTAACGTACCTATTTGTAGGTATAGTCAGTGCGAAGATGACAACGTGCAGATTAGCAAGTCAGGTGCTTATAAATAAACAAAGGGTTTGTGTTTATGTTGGTGCAAATAACACTCAGTATAGAGAATACTTACCTTACGATGCAGGAAATTGTCCAAGAGATTATCAATGTCCGTATCGACCAAATGAAGAACCGTTTGATATAAAAAGTGTAATAAAAAGTATAAAGAATCAATTTAAATGACAGCACTAACTAAAGTAAAAATAAACGAGAAACAAGAAAAGTTTCTTGACAATCTAATATCTAATGGTGGTAATATCACTAAGGCTTGTGTTGATGCAGGATACAGTCCTAACACAACAAACTGGTTAATGAGGAAACTAAAGGATGAGATTATTGAAAGGACTAAACTTCACTTGGCGAGTGCAGGAGTTAAGGCGGCAAGTCGTATCATTGAAGCTTTGGATGCAGATGGTAGTATCCCTGCTAATCAGTCAGATGTACGAATCCGTGCAGCGAATGATATCTTGGATAGAGTGGGTGTATCTAAACGTCAAGAGATACATACTCAAACTGAAATACTTCATGGGGTTGTGTTTTTACCCCCTAAACAAGATCAAAAAGATATTCCATACGAAACAATAGAGGGTTAAAATGGCAGAAAAAGAAGAAGAAATAAAAGATGAAAAAGGTTCACCACCTTTAACAGATGAAGAAAGATTAGCTATTGAAGCAGCTAGTGATGTTAATAATACAGAAGGTGTGACTCTTGAACAAAAACAAAGACATTATAATAGAATGTCTGAGGTATACCCAAACATAAAAGGTATGTTACGTGAAGCTTTAAATTTACCCACAAAAATGTATGGTGGTGGTTCAGTAAGACCTACAAGGAGTTATTAAGATGGCTGAAGTAGACGTTAGTAAAAATAAAAATAAAAATAAAAATAAAAATAAAGACACTACAACTAATAAACCTGATAAGACTAGGAATGTTCAAAAATTAAGAACACCAATAAAAATACCTGTGTTTGGTAAAATGGATAAATTTCAACAAGGACAAGCAAGACTTAATCAAGCTATATCTCGTTTTGATACAGCAGCAAAAAAACAATTAGGAAGTGCTATGAAACCTTCTTCAGCTTCATCTGGTATATTACAAAAAATAAAAAAAGAAGTTAAAGATGCTAGAAAAACTGTAGTAGATCAACAACAACAGAAAAAACAAACAACTAAACCTAAAAAGACAGGAAGTCGTGGTGGTGGTGGTGGTTCTTACATTACAAATGTACTTAATATAGGTAAAAAGGCAGGTACTGCAGGTTATAGAGCAGTAAGACAATTTTTAAGTTAGTGTTTGAACGTATTGATGTTAAAAAACTAGGACCACCTATCAAGATACACAGACATAAAGGTGTATCGACAATAATAAAGGCTAAGAATGGCAAGACCAAAACTAAAAGAAGGCGAAAAAGGTAACTATAATACCTCAAGAGTTGTTCTTGCTAGAAAAAAAGTAACAAGACAGCTTAATTTAAGGCGAAAAGAACTTGCTAAAGTAGAAAAACAGAAGCAAAATGCCATAAAAAAGCGTGATACTGTTAAAAATGCTCTTAATTTGATTAAAAAAGGTGGTATAACAGAGCAAGAGTTTATAAAAACACTGCCAAAAGAGGTAAAAGAAGCTGTTGAAAGTGGTGTAGAGATCACTTTTAAGCCAAATAAAGGTCCTCAAGAGCATTTTTTATCAGCACCAGAGAAAGAAGTACTATATGGAGGTGCAGCAGGTGGTGGTAAGTCGGCAGCAATGCTAATGGATGTGTTAAGATACGCAGATAACCCTAATCATAGGGGTTTATTACTGCGTAGAACACTAGGAGAGCTATCAGAACTTATAGATCAGTCTAGAAAGCTCTATCCAAAGGCATTTAATGGTGCTGTATATAAGGAATCAAAGAATTTATGGATATTTCCGTCAAAAGCAACAATACAACTCAGTTATGTGGACAAAGATTCGGATGTTATACGTTTTCAAGGACAAAGTTATACATGGATTGGTATAGATGAGCTTGGGCATTATCCTACTCCATATGTCTGGAACTACCTCAGGTCGAGATTACGTACCACAGACCCAACGATTCAAACATATATGCGATCATCAGCAAATCCCGGTGGTGCAGGTGGATGGTGGATTAAGAAGATGTTTATTGACCCTGCTCCTGCAGGTGAACCGTTTTGGGCAACGAATGAGGAAACTGGTAAGATACTGATAAATCCTACTACGAACAAACCATTGTTCCAACGTAGATTTATACCTGCTAGACTAACAGATAATCCGTATCTTACAGCCACAGGTGAGTATGAAGCTATGCTTCTTTCTCTTCCTGAAGTAGAACGTAGAAGATTACTTGAGGGTGATTGGGATGTTGCCGAAGGTGCAGCGTTCTCAGAGTTTAATAGAGCAGATCACGTGGTAGATCCATTTGATATGCCTACAAACTGGACAAGAATAAGAGCAGCAGACTATGGTTACGCTAGTCCTTCATGTGTATTATGGGGTGCTGTTGATTGGGATAACAATCTCTGGATATACAGAGAACTATATGCAAAAGGTCTTACAGGTGAAGCTTTGGCACAGGCAGTGATGGAAGCAGAACGAAATGATCCACCAATGATGATATCAGTATTGGATGGAGCGTGTTGGTCAAAGCATGGCACAGGACCTTCAATAGCAGAAACTATGATACGAAACGGTGTTCGGTGGATACCTGCTGATAAAAACCGTGTATCAGGTAAGATAGAAGTTCATAGACGGCTACAAAAGAATGATTATGATGAACCACGCTTACGAATCTTCTCTACCTGTACAAACCTCGTAAGAACTCTACCTACACTACCAATCGCAAAGACGAATAGTGAAGATGTAGATACACACGCAGAAGACCACGCATATGATGCGTTAAGATATATGGTTATGACTAGACAAACAAATCTACCAAGATATACTCAGTTTAGTTCCGACCTAACAAAGAAATATAAACCAGTTGATGAAGTGTTTGGATATTAATTATGGCTGAAAAAAGAGAAGTAGGTGTTGCAGGTGGAAAGTCACCTTACAATTGGAATAAGTTTGGTAATAAAAAAGAAAACATAACTTTACAAATGGTTCTTGATGTTGCTTATGAAAAAGCAACTGCAGCTACCAAATCTAAAGCAGAAGAAACTCTTGAAGAATTTGGTAAAATGATATCTATGGATCTAGACCATTCTGAAAGATCTATTTTTAATCGAACAATAAACGATCTTGGTGAAAACGATTTCTTTGATGAACTTGCTGAACTTTATCCAGTTGACGGTCCTCCAGATTCAAAATTAAAAGAAAGAAAAAATGTTAAGGCATTATTTAACAATATTGAAAAAGCTGTAAAAGCTTACAATAATCTTTACGCTCCAAAGAATCAAGAATACTTAAATTCAAAACCTATAACATCTAACCACAACATTTTAAAAGAACCTGTTGTAATGAGAGTTCCTTTTATGTTGTCTGATTCTGCTCAAGTAGATGAAGGTATTGCAGGTGAAAAGTATAACGCATATTTACAAAAACTTGACGATAGAATACTAGCAATAAAACAAGAAATAAATCTTGGAGAAGTTACTCCTGCGAAATTAAAAAGTTTAAATAAAGAATTAAATATGTTAGATGCAGGTAAAGATTTATTTATCTTTCTTTCTTTAACAGGTTTACGTTCAGGTGAAGCTTTATCTATAGGTTGGTTTGATCCTAAAGTTGGAAACTCTCATCCTAACAATTTACAACATGGTGTTTACAAAAAAGGGTACTCAAATAATTTAAAAAGAGATGTTCATCAAATTTTTCTTCCTCAAAATGTTACAAAAATGAGTAATGTTTTATCTATAAATATAGATGATAGATTAGGAAGGATGTTAGATAAAAGAGCAGAAATTGCAAGACGAAATGGTTCAAGGCAACTGTTTTCTTATTTTAATCCTGAAAGTGGTAAAACCGTTGAAGCTTTTTCATATGAAACAAATAAAGCAAATCTTAGTTTAAAGAATATGCTTTTTGGTGCTAATAGTATTGCCAAGATACCGGGAATATCTTACAGTCCTACTTTAGGACAGACAGTAGATTATTTTTCTGCTCACGATTTAAGACGTTTTTTTGCTTCTGCTGCAAGAAACTGGGTGATGGGTTATCAAGGTCCGGGAGATAAAGATCAATACGATTACTACGTTTCTTTGTTTCAAGGTAGATTTTCAGATATATTTAAATCTCAAGTTGAAGCTAATAAATATTTTGTTCAAACACCTTACTCTAATAAACCTACTACAGCACAATTTCAAAAAGAATTTATAGATTCTATTATTCAAGATACAAGTTCTTCTAATCAAATATCTGGTTTACAAAGTCATTTTGGTGTAGTTGATCAAGATAATGTGACTCTTGATAGAGGAGAGGGTTCAACTGACGATGTAAAAAAAGGTTTAGATTTTGAAAAGAAAGATTTAACAAAAGCAGTTAAAACAGTTCCCTTTGAACCAGAAAAAAGATCTTTGTTAGATGTAATACGTGGTAGACAAAAACCAGAACAATCAGAATTTGCAGTAGAAAGAGAAACAGCAAGATTAACAGCAAAAGAAAAAATAGCTAGAGCAGAAGCTGAAAAAGCAGGTAATTTACAACAAGTACAATACTATGATGATTTACTTTCTGAAAGACAAAAAACAGGTGCTTTTACTACAGAGCAAGGTTTACTACAAAAACAATTTACAGAAGAAATTTTTGATGAAGATATAGTTCAACCAGAACAGTTAGAAGAAGTAGAACGATCTCTTGAAAACAAACCTTCTGATATAAAAGATTTAGAAAGAAATACAAATAAACCAAAAGAACCTACAGTAGATTTTAAAACTCAAGCAGAAGAAGTTAAACCATCTTTAGGTAAAAGGTTAAAACTATTAGGTAAAAATATACCTTTTCTTGGAGCAGCAGTGGGTACAGGTATTGCAGGATATTACATGGCAAAACCTAAAGAAGCATTTGCTGTTACAGGTCAAGAAACAGATGAACAATTAAAACAACTAAGATTAAAACGTGCAGGAGCAGAGTTTGCATCAGGAGTATCTCCTATACCTGAACCTGCAGCGTTAAACTTATTGAATGTATTACCGGGAGTATCTGGAATAAACATTCAGTCAGCAGGAGAGTTAGTCGCTCCTACTGCAGAAGAAGCTAAAGCAAGAAGTAAAGTTTCTCCTGACAAACCAAATCTAACGACTCAAATGAGTAATCTTTTTAATTAAAGGAGAATAAAATGCAATTTGATAAAATGAAATCTATGCAAGGCGATATGAACCCTGTAGATGGAAACAATCTATTCAGAGAAGGTTTAGATCCAATGCTTATTGGTCCTACAGTTCAAGGTCCTATGCAACAGGATGCACCTAACGCAGGTACTATTCATGGCAACAACATGGACTTTTCAGGAATGAAAACCATGCAAGGCGAGTTATCATCAGCACAAGAAGCAAAGTAAATGGTAGATATAAGGAAGTCTGGAGAAACAGACGAGGAGCAAGAACTAGAGATCTCTGAAGAAGAAGGAGTGATCGGTTACATATACGATAAGTTTGAGGATGCAGAGAATGGTCGTTTTTCTGATGAACAGCGATGGCTTGATGCGTACAAAAACTATCGTGGTTCAGAGAATGAAGAATACAGATCTTCTGAACGTAGTAAAGTCTTTGTAAAAGTAACAAAGGTTAAAGTTCTTGCTGCGTATGGGCAAATAATAGATATTCTATTTGCTAACAAAAGATTTCCTATATCTGTCACTTCTACACCAAAGCCAGAAGGTATAGCTGAGTTTGCTCATCTTAAAAAACCACAACAACAGGATCAACCAAACATAGGTCCTGAAGGTTTTGAAGGTGATGGTATGGAACTACTTCCCGGTGCATTGGAAGCTACATTACCAGAAAAACCTTTTCTTGGTGGTCTTTCTACAGAGTTTGGTGAGTCAGAAAATCTTGTTGCAGGTAAAGCAAAGATGGGTGAACCACAGATTGAACCTGCGGCAATGGCTGCCCTTAACATGGAGAAAGTTATACAAGATCAGCTAGTAGATAGCAATGCTGTAAATATATTTAGACACGCATTGTTTGAAGCTTGTCTTCTTGGTACAGGTGTAATCAAAGGACCTTTTAGTAATACCAAAACAGTTCATCGTTGGAATGGTGTTGGTGAGGAAAGAACATACTCTCCTTACGATAAAACAATGCCGTCAATAGAAGCTGTGTCCTGTTGGGATTTCTATCCAGATCCTTCTGCTGTTTCTGTTAATGATTGTGAGTATGTAATACAACGACACAGATTTAACAGATCACAAATGCGTGGATTGATAGGTAAACCTTTCTTTGATAAGGAAGCTATTACTGATTGTATCTCTAGAGGACCTAACTATGTTGAGCGAGGATATGAAGGTAGTTTGTATTCAGATGAAGCAAACGATTTACGTTATCGTGAAAACAGATATGAAGTTCTTGAGTTCTGGGGTGTGCTTGACAGAAAGATGGCTGAAGCTGCAGGAATAGATATACCAGAATCAAATGATGATGGTGACTCTGTATCTGTAAATATTTGGGTATGTAATCATATGATATTACGTGCCATGATAAATCCATTTACTCCAGACAGAATACCTTACCAAGCTGTACCATATGAGATAAATCCATATCACTTGTTTGGTGTTGGTGTTGCAGAGAACATGGAAGATGCACAGTTGCTTATGAATGGTCATATGAGAATGGCTATTGATAACTTAGCTCTTGCAGGTAATATGGTCTTTGATATTGATGAAACACAATTAGTACCCGGACAAAGCATGGAAGTGTTTCCGGGAAAAATATTTAGAAGACAGTCTGGTGTTACAGGCACAGCAGTCAATGGACTAAAGTTTCCTAACACAGCACCAGAAAACTTACAGATGTTTCAAACAGCACGACAGTTAGCAGACGAAGAAACTGGTATACCATCAATAACACATGGACAAACAGGTGTTACTGGTACAGGTCGTACTGCTGCAGGATTAAGTATGCTACTTAGTTCAGCAGGATTATCTATAAAAACTGTAATAAAGAACATTGATGACTTTATGCTCAAGCCAATGGGTGAAGCTTTCTTTCAATGGAATATGCAGTTTAATGAAGCACAACAAGATATTGTGGGTGATCTTGAAATAAAACCACAAGGATCTGCAGCAGTTATGCAGAAAGAAGTACGTACACAAAGATTGACTACACTTCTACAAACTGTTACAAATCCTATGTTAGCTCCGTTTATTAAAATACCAAACTTAATAAGAGAGTTAGCAATATCGCAGGACATAGATCCTGATCAATTAGTAAACGACATGAATGAAGCTGCAGTATTTGCAGATATATTAAGAGGATTAAATGAACGACAAACAGGCGAAACTGCTCCTACCACTGGTCAACAACCAAACATGGGAGCAATGGGAGGAGTATCTCAAGGAGCTGCAAACACAGGTGACGATCAGGTTGGAGGTGGAACAATCGGAGTCGGTACTTCGCCAACTGCAG